CTGGCAGGTAAGTGGGGACAAATTCCCCAGTACAAACCCGAAGAAGCGTTTGCTGATTTTGCTTTTAGGGTAGCAGACGCAATGATGGTGGCGATGCTCAAGAGGAGAGAGCAAGATGAGCCTGCTCAATGATCTGTTTGCCGAAGCCCACGACGAGGTGTTGCAGGAGTTGTGGGACAGAAACTTAATCAAGGTGTGGCGAGCACCGCGCCACATGTACATGAATAAAACCACGCGTATCTTTGTGCAAGACAACAACATCACATACGAGAAGTTGAACACACTCAAACGTACACCACGTTATGGCAAGCAGCAGCAGGTCACTGTTGCGCGTTTTGTAGCAGCGTATTTGCCCAAGCTCAGCGATAAGTTGTGGGACAGCAAGATGACTGATGATGAGCTTGTTGCGTGGTTAGGTAAGAGCAAGATGGATACGTTTATGTCGATGGTGGATGACGCTAAGGTAAGGCAAGAAACAAAAGAAAAGTATCACGTCAAGATGAAGTACCAACAAACAATGATGGAGGGAAAAGTAGATGAGCGTTGGCATGACAAGCAACTACGTAGTTCGTGGTCAACAATAAAAGGAAAATCAAAATGAGTTTAATGAATCAAAACAAACCAGCAGAAACAGAAACACAACCGATATTTTTTCTACGTAATTTTCCCTTGTACCCACACTACACCGAGAAACATAAGTGGGTAGGGCCAGGGCGTTGGACAGAACGGGTTGAATACACCACGTCCGAATTAGTCGAGCTTGGTGCACGACTTAGCACGATGCAGTTATGGAAACGTAGTTGGACAGATGAACTGAAAGGATGGAGGATTTTATGAAGCACGACCCCGTTAATCACCCCAAACATTACACCGAGCACCCTAGCGGTGTGGAGTGCATCGAGATTACCGAGCACTTTAACTTCAACATTGGCAACGCTGTTAAGTATCTTTGGAGGCAGGGTTTGAAAGGCGAACAAGTTGAAGACTTGCGCAAAGCACGTTGGTATATCGACCGTGAGATAGCACGAATACTGAACGGTAAGGAAGACCCGTCATTCATGAAAAGGAGCGATGAATGGAAGAACCACACAAACGATCAAGCATGAGCAGAGAAGCTATGCAGATGGCGCTTGAGGCGTTGGAGGATGCAAATGATGTGGCTCGCATGGAATTTAGTGATGAAGATTACTACTCGGAAGCGATTAACGCCCTGCGCCAAGCACTGGAGACAGAGCCGGTATTTGTGGACCAAGAATATCTTGAGCGTCGTTGGGGTGTGAGCGGGGCAACACTGGAGCGTGATCGTTCACTTAAACAAGGTTGTAAATATTTCAAGATTGGTGGAGCAATTAGGTATCGGTTGTCTGATATTGAAGCTTATGAAAACAAGTGCCTTGTGGAGACGAAAGCAAAATGAACGAGAAACTAAATGTAGCTATGCGCGACAAGTACTGGGACGAAAGAAACGTAGATGAAAAAATAGATGCGCTTCATCAGGAGCTTGTGCAAACACGGTATCAACTAACAACAGCACTTTCATTGTTAGAAAAATTGTTAAACCACTCTCACGCAGATGGTTGTGTTGTCGTCCCTATCGATAGGAAAACTGAGCGCGAATATTACCTTCCCGTTTCTTTGCGGCATAACAAGGAGCCAAGATGAACGACCTACGAAAAGCAGCGGGAGAAGCGCTGGAAGCGCTGGAAGCGTTAGAGGATGTGCCGTACATGTCAAACAAGGATGACTACGAGCGGCTAGAAAGCCATCCGCGCAAGGGGAAACGCATGAACCGCGAGGACATCATGACCCTGGTTGAACGTTACGCACTGGCAATGAGATTGGTAGATCGCCACGGCAATCAATATGGCGACCGCGACTTGTTGACGCTAACACATCAACAAATCCGAGAGGGTCTTAAGGCACTTGTTGCCTCCGAACGTGAGGCGTGTGCGCAGGTTTGTGATGTGCTTGCTGTACATCCTGAATATGCGTCAGACATTACAAAGGTGGCCGCGCGAGCAATACGAGCAAGGGGAAACACATGACAAACAACATCAAACCGTTCATCAAAGTTACAACCCATGACAACTCTGATGCCATAGAAATGCTGGAGCAGTGGCTGGAAGATGCCAAGTCCGGGGAGGTCGTCACGGTGGCTATTGTCGGAAAACGCGTAGGCGGCGAATGGCAGACTGGCATGAGCAGCAGTCAAAATCGCCTTGAAGATGCCGCAATGCTCATTGAGTTAGGAATGCGTCGGCTTGGCTTTAATCCGCAGAGGTGACATATGAACAAAGAAGAAATTATCAAACTGGCACAAGAAGCCGGACTAATAAGAGCAGGTGAAAACTACACCGAGCCAGCACGTTGGGGGGTCAGCGAAATAACAGACTTCTACAGCCGCGTTGCCGCTGCCGAACGTGAGCGCATCTGCAAGGCGATCAAAGAGGAAGACGATTACTGCGTCACCGAAGGCGATTACATGCTGGATTCGGACGACTGCATCGCCGTGGCAAAAAGCGAGTGGGTTCGTCCCGACTACAGCGCAGGCGCCATACGAGCAAGGGGGGAGCAATGAACACCGCCGACTACGAACGCGCCTTGCAGGACCTTGAGGACATCAAACGCACCCTAGCAGCACTCCGCGCCAACGTGAACATGTTGATGTTTGCCGCTGCGGCGGCCGAGAACGAGCAGTGCGCCCGGCTGATTGAACGCATGGGTACTGATGGCTACGGCACGCTGGCGATAGCCGCTGCGGTGCGGCAGCGTATGTTCGACGGCCCTGACCGTTCGGTGCACTAGCTGTGACCGTTGGTTCGAGTGGCCTGGCCGTCGGTTCGGGGCTGAAAGTGATTGATCGTTCGGGTAATCGTTCGAACGATCACACCGAACGAACGATAGCTGAAGGGCGCAAACTGTGTTGCTCGATCGCCGGATGTGGGGGCAAACTGCGTTGCCCCACACGGAGTCGATCAGAGCGAGGGGCGAACGGAGGGGTGCAAAAGTGGGTAATCGTTCGAACGTCTCCCTCTCTCGAAGAGAGAGGCGAACGATCAAACCGAACGATCACTTTTGGGGGTGGGTTTTGCAGGGGGGCTTGCCTTCTGCGGCGGGGTGAGGTTATAATCTCGCGCATACCCCTGACGGTTGGAGCGTAGATGAGCAAACCACAACGACCCGCGAACAGCAACCCCGCCCGGCGTAAGTACGACCCGGCGGAGTGGATGCCGCGAGTGTGCGAGCACTTGAGAGCGGGAGCGAGTCTGTATGAGGCGTGTGCGGCGGTGGGGCCGGGAGCGCCCTCGCCGGACGCGGTGCTCAGTTGGGCTCAGAAAGACCCCGAAGGCTGGGGACGACAGTACACGCAGGCGCGGGAAACTGGTTACTTGCTGCTCGGGGATAAGATCGATCAGTTGGCGGCCGAAACCCACACGTACACGCTTGTGCCGGAGTTGGACGCCGACGGCAAGCAGCTCTGCAACGAGCGGGGGGAGCCGTTGACGCGCCGGGTGTTGGTGCCGCTCAGTTCGGACGTCATCGCGCACAAGCGGCTGCAGATCGACACCCTGAAGTGGAAGTTGTGCAAGATGCTGCCCAAAGTGTACGGCGACCGCCTGACCACTCAGCACACCGGCGCTGAGGGCGGCCCGGTGCAAGTTGAGCTGAGCGTGTTTGATCAGATTCTGAACAATCTTGAATTGAAACGTCAGGCCGAAGACGGTGGGCGCGACTGACAGCGCAGCGCTGGCGGGGTTGCTGCAGGATGCGCAGCTACGCCAACAGTTCAGGCATCTCCCCCCGCAGCGGCAGGCGGCGTGGGCTTGGCGGGCGTTGTGGCTGAGCCAGGCTCATCGGCATCAGATACTCCCCGTGGGGGATTGGTGGTCCATATGGCTCATGCTGGCCGGGCGCGGAGCAGGCAAGACCCGTACCGCAGCTGAGCAGGTCGGCTGGTGGGCTTGGAGCTACCCGAAGACCCGCTGGCTAGTTGCCGGGCCGACCTCGGCCGATGTGCGCGGCACCTGCTTTGAGGGCGACTCGGGGCTGCTCACCGTGATACCGCAGGTGCTCATCAGCGAGTACAACAAAGCACTGCACGAGCTGAAGCTGACCAATGGCTCATTGATAAAAGGCATTCCGGCCTCGGAGCCCGAGCGGTTCCGGGGGCCGCAGTTTCACGGCGGATGGTGCGACGAGCTGGCGGCGTGGGAGTACCTGCAGGAGGCGTGGGACCAGATTCAGTTCGGTGTGCGTCTCAAGCTGCCCGACATGAAGTCCCGCCTGCTCATCACCACGACCCCCAAACCCCGCGACTTGATTGTTGACCTCATCAGCCGGGAAGGCACCGACGTCACCCTAACCACGGCGAGCACGTACGCGAACGTGGACAACTTGAGTGACAACTTCAAAGCGCAGATCCTGGCGTATGAGGGTACCAACCTCGGCCGGCAGGAGATCCACGCCGAAGTGATTGACCCGGAAGAAGGGGGTATAGTCAAGCGGGATTGGTTCAAGCTCTGGCCAGCGGAGAAAGAGCTCCCGAAGCTGGAGTTCATCGTTCAGTCGTACGACTGCGCGTATACGGAGAAGACGCACAACGACCCCACGGCGTCGATCACCTTCGGAGTGTTCAAGCCGCAAGACGGCCCGATGGGCGTGTTGGTCATCGACGCGTGGCAGGACCACCTGCAGTATCCCGATCTGAAACCCAAAGTCATCGACGAGTACGATATTGTCTTCGGCGAGGGGCGCAACCTGAAGAAGGTCGACCTCGTGCTCGTTGAGGACAAAGCAGCGGGCATCGTGCTCATTCAAGACCTGCAGCGGGCGCATGTGCCGGTGCGGGCGTACAACCCCGGCAACGCCGACAAGGTGCAGCGGCTCAGCATAGTCGCCAACATCGTGCGCGCTGGTCGGGTCTACATTCCGGAGTCGAGTGTGCGCGCCGGCTACGTACGGGACTGGGCCGAGGGTATGATTACGCAGATATGCAGCTTTCCGAACGCGACGCACGATGACTTTGTGGATGCTTTCAGCCAGGCGCTGCGGTACATGCGCGATGCCGGTTGGCTCAACATTGACCCCGCGCCGCGTGATGACTACGACCCCGAGGATTACATCGACGCGCTCAACGACTCGCCGGACTACGCCGGCCCGAGGACCAACCCTTATGCCGCCTAGCCTACTACCCCCGACCCCTGAAGAACTCGAAGAGCTCCGCCTGCGCCGCCGGGCGTCCCAGCTGAAGGGCTATGGCGAGGGTGTTGATGACCCCACGGCTCAAGCGCTGCTCAACCTGCGGCGCAACCTGGGCGAGGCGGGTCGGGCCGTAGTGGGCGCGAAACCCTACGACGAGACTAACCCCACCGGCAGCTACCGCGCCGTTCAGGCGTTGATGAACGCCCCTACCCCGGCGGCCATCATCCCCGAGGCGGCTCAGGCTGCGGGCAAGGCCGCCACCGCACTGAGCGGGCTGGGGGCGCTGGGGGTCGTAAAGCCCAAGGGCGGCAACTGGCTCGCCGGCTCGGTTGAGAGAGGGTTACGGTTGTTCAAACGACCTGATCGTATGTTTCAGGGTGGGAATGAAATCACGCTCGAACAAGCTATGAACTGGCCAGGTTTAGCACCTGTAGCGGGTCGCGATATTGCAATCAACAACTGGATCGACACCAAGCTCACTAAGTACATCAAGAACGAAATGGCCACACCGGAAGACCCAGTGCGGGCGCTGGCTGAGCGCGGGGTGTTGCATCGTAACACTTACGACCTGGGTGAGCCCGGTTCGGCCATGAGAGAAAAGCGCAGCTCACAGGGGTTCCCTGAAGAGGGCATGGCCGTTAGCCCCGAAGCTCAGTTCTGGGAGTATTTGGCGGACCGGGCTATTGACCCGGCTCGGGCAGCCGACTTCAAATACGGTTCGCTGGATGAGTCGATCCCGCGAAACAACCCTTGGCTTGAGAAGGTGCCAGATGAGGCTGCGGTCTACTCCGCAAAGGGTTTACAGCGCGATTTGGGCTTTGAGCACCTCATCGACGAGCTGCGCAACGCCACCGACCCCGACTCGGGCTTGCCGAGGTCGTTGCAGCTGAGCCCCGAGAAGTTGCAGAAAGTCACGGTGCCACAGGCCGTCGAGCTGGTCGACAAGATCAACAAGTGGCGAGCCGAGCAGAAAGTAGCAGCTGACCTCAAGCGTTCACAGAACGCCGCCACGGTTGAGTACAAGGCGTATGACACGGTGCCCGGCACCACCGAGCCAAATCAGCGGGGCTTGCGCTGGGTTGAGCTACGCAAACCCGAGGTCAAAGAGCTGCCGGAAGGCTACTCGGTCAAACCTATGGACCGAGAAGGGTATTACGCGGTTTATGAACCGCCTTCAAAAGCGTACCCGCAAGGCCGAAGCACCGGAGCGATTGGGAAGTCTCCGGAAGAAGCAATCGCCAATTCTGATTTCGGACGCAACGCCCTTGAGGAATCCCTCAAGTACGAAGGCGAAACCATGGGCCATTGCGTCGGGGGTTACTGCCCGGATGTGGAGTCGGGCCGCTCACGCATCTACTCACTGCGCGACGCCAAGGGCGAGCCGCATGTGACGATTGAAGTTGAACCCGGTCGCCTCAGCGGTAAAACGAGCCTTGAAGATTGGGCTCAAACCTATGAGAAAACTCATGGCGCTGGCACATCAGCCGAATTTTTAGCGAACCACCCTGAAATAGCAGAAGCGTTTGTTCCGACCATTAAACAAATCAAAGGCAAAGCCAACCGCGCCCCCAAAGACGAGTATCTGCCCTTTGTGCAGGACTTTGTGCGCTCGGGGCAGTGGTCGAGTGTTGGAGATTTGCGGAATACTGGTCTTTCGAACGTTCCACCAAACTCCGCATTGGCCAACGCGCTGCGCGAAGCCGGGGAAGACGTTCCTAAGTTCATGACTGATGCAGAATACGACGCGCTTACGTCTCGATTCAATCTGCCTAAATATGCCGCTGGTGGTGCGGTGCGTATGAAAAAAGGTGGCGCGGTCACGGACCCCAACGAGCCCGAAGTAAAACGCCTGCCGGAGCCGGGGTTGCTCACCGCGACGATGTACGCTGAGACGGCGGCCCGCGAGATGTACCCGAAGGATCCGGTCAAGCGCGACGCGGCAAGGCACATGATTGCGTCCAGCATCCTCGGGCAGAAGCTCAGCCCCGGCACCTCAAGGCTGCTGGGTGAGCTGTACGAGTTCAAGACTAGTCCGCTGCTGCATCTGAAGTCGGCCGTGGGGTTGGGCACTCCGCCGCCGGGTTACGAGATGGACAAATTCAACAACGCCCTGGGGTCTGAGCTGCAGTTCCGCAATCAGGCCGAACTACAACGCGGCGTGCGTCAGGCGGTGGACACCGGCCGGGCTCGGCTGACGCCGGATGAGCCCGCGCCCTACCGTCGGGGCGGTGCGGTTAAAATTGAAACTAATCCC